GACCTTCGGCTGCTGACTTATGGGCGCGTCGTAATCAAGCAGCTTGGCGGCGTCTGCGTCGGGGATGTCGAATTTGTAGAGGTTGGCCTTGTCGCCGAACCCAATGGTTTTTCCTATGTAGGATTCAAGGGTTTTTATATTGTTTTCGAGATAATCAATATCACCCCTATATAAACTGTACTCGCTGAACCCACCTAAATCTGTACGATCAGCTTCTTCCAGTTTTTGCCTTTTATTTACTAAACCTTTTTTTATTTGTTGAATGTGCGCCTCTGGGCTGCCAGAGCTTGTTATTGCTGTTCTTAAGATTTGCGAATCATCTACCTCGCCATCGACCAACAGCTTGCGCTGCGCGAGGGCATCCGCATATTCCCTGCCTACCTTTTCTGCTTCTGCGCTGTAGAACCCTGGCCCATATGCTTGCGCACCCTCGCCGGTTCCCATCTTGTCCATGCGCGGACGGCCCTGCGGGAAGCCGGGTTCTGGTGCGAACCTGTGCGGCGTCCCGTGAAACACGTTCATGCCCAGCACACCGGCTGGGGCGCGGGCCAGTAAGCTGCCGACCGGGAGTGCGCCTGCGGTGAGCATCGCGCCAGTCATCGGGTCCATTTTGCCCTGTCGCACTTGATTGGGTGCGGCGATGCCTTCCAGAAGGCCGCGCACCAGTTCCGGCATCGCCATGACTGTGCGTTGGTTCGCAAGCATTGAACCCGCTGGGTCAGGCGTGGTCTGAACGCCTAGCGGCAGGACGGTTGAATACTGCACACTCGGATTGCGGGCGATGGCTTGCGCAAATACATCCGGGCGCGGCTGGGCAGCGCGAAGCGCCTGCGCCAGCAGGCGCTGCTGTGCTTGGGTTTGCGGTAGCATCTATCAAAACATCCTCACCGGATATTCTGAGTATCCCGGCGCTGGGCTGGCCGCCAACATCTCGTCAAGCGTTGATGGTCGCCATTGGTCTTCATTGTCAGGCGCTTGGATTGTGCGCGTGTAGGGGCGGCTCATCATTGCGTAGCGCAACTCATCCGCCGCATGGTCTTCCATCGTCGTGTCGATGTCCTCGAAACGATGCTTGTCATGCCGCAGGCCGGGGAGCGTGCGGATTAGTTCCGTGCTTGTCTTGAAAAGGTAAAGCATGGGCATGTTGTCATCGCCCATCAGGCGCTGTCGTATCTGGTCCCACCCAGCGATGCGGCTATTGTCAGCGCGTCGCCAGCGCACGCCAAACTTGGACATGCGCTCCCCAATTGATGGGCCGCCGTCAAACTTCCACACGGAAGGATCGCCCACCCCATAATCAATGCGTTCGCCGTTCTCGCGCGCCCGTATGCCCGCCGCCACTTCTTCAGCCGTCATTTTGAGGCCGCGATCTGGCCCTGCGGCCCCATACCATTCGCGATAGCGGATGATTGCGCCATCAGGGAAGCGGTCATGGTGTTGCGCCACGGCATACCAGCCGACAGAGAACGGTTTTGCAGATCCCCAATCAAACGCCCGGAACTTTGTCCAGGTGTCGGGAATGTCGAACGGCTCGATAACGTGCTTATCGCGTTGGAATACGTCGCCAAAAAATGCGCCAACCACTAAATCCCAATCGCCTTCGCGCAGTGCGCGGCCTAATTCTTCAGGCAGGCCGCTCAGTGAGGCGCGATAGCCGGGATCAATATATTGGTTGTCCTCCATGCGACTTGGGATGAACAGCGTGGTCCAGCCTTTGTCGGTCGGGTCGTCGGGATCGACCATCGTGTGGTCGTAGAAAAGTTGTCCGGGCGGCGCTGCGTCGATGTAGATAGATTTTAGATAGTTGTGACTTTGCCCGCCCGGATTTGCGGTAACGACAAAGCGTGGGAAATACTCTGGCTGCTTGGCGTTAAAGCTGCCAAGCCGGTTCCGGCTTTTAATGTAGTTGATCTGGTAGGGGCTGAGTTGGCCGCCTTCGTCCAGACCGGCATAATGAATTTCTGCGCCTTGGATGCGTTCGCAGTCGTTGTCTCGCTCCAGATATTGAAACACGATCATGGAGCCGTTGTGGAACTCGAAACGCTTTCTTGTTTCGTTAAAGTGGCCGAGTTCTTTGGGAACTTCGCGCTTGATCCACAAAATGTGATTGCTTTCGAGTTCCGGCATTGTGCGGCGGAACAGGTAGCAAACAAGGCCGGGGTTCTCCAGGCAGAACTTAATCATGTCCCAGCGCATGGCCGTGGACTTGCCGCCGCCGACTGCGCCGCCGAAGAGGATTTGGCGGGCTGTGGCGCTGTGTAGAAGCTGCTGCTTTGGCTGCGGCTCGTATTCGAGCCGGATCGTTTTGGGCTGCGCCATTAGTGAATGGTGCCGTTTTCGTGGTCGGCTAGCAGTTCAAAATCGTCGCGAATGCCGCCTAGAACCTCAATGGCGGCGGTCAGGTAGCTTGCAACAGCGTCAGCAGACATTTCACGCGCAAACCACGGGGCCAGAAAGACCTGATGCGCGGCGCGGTCGTATGTCAGCGCGACCGCAATGTGATCGTGCTGGACGTCTACTTCGTCGGACATGGTTCGGGTTGAAACCTCATTTTTTTTGTGGGCCGGGGTAACAAGTTATTTGACGCGCGTGCGTCAGTATCACCTTCATCGCCGCCGACGCGGCGGCTGGGGGGTTGTGCCGGGGGGCCGCCTGGCGGATCGAGGCACCAGCTTGTGCCTTGGTTTGTGCCTCGGATTGCTAACCCGTTGTAATTGCTTGCGTTTTACGCTCGCCCGTCAGGTTGTGACCCTGACGAGATAATTTTATTGCGTGACGATCTAATTCTGTGAAACTTTTGGCCGGTTTATTTCGCCCACCCGCGCGGCCCGCCGCGCATACTATTCGGCCTCGATTACCTCGCCGTTAATCGTTATCGGCTCATCTTCACGACCAAAAATCTGTAGGTTCACGGTCAAACCGTTGACGCCACCGGCTGCCTCGGCCCATTCGTCCCGCGATCTTGGGCTGTGCTTCAGTAACCATGCGTCTGCACGCCAATCGCCACGCTCTCCTGCGCTGTTGATGCGCGACGCCTGTTTCGCTGGGCCAGCAGCGACCGCCAAATCAATCGCTAATTTGAAATCGCTGTCACGATCCATCCAGTTTTTAAGAGTGTCGTAGTGAATACCGGCAGCGGCTGCCGCAGACGTTTTGGATGATCCCTGCTCCAAGTAATGAATAATCGTGCCAACCGTTTCAGGATTAAATTTCTGCGCGAGGTTTGTGCCGCCTTTATGAATTGGCAATTTTCCCACCCGCTCTCGCGTTTTATCAAGCGCGTCGCGCTCTGCGCGCCAACCTTCTTTCGTGGCGCGCTCTTGGATTGTTGACTTCGCCGCCCCGGTAGCACGCGCTAACTTGTGAAAGCTGGCACCGTCGAGATACTGCTTTCTAATTTCTGGCCAATTATATCGCGTACGCGCTACCATAAATTACCTGTTGCCTGATTTGTTACTGATAGTTATACAAAGTGTGCTTGATAAGAATGGAGGCACACATGCAGACACTCGCTCACAACCGACGCATCTGGCGTGATTGGGCCGGGACTAACGATTTCTGGTCTACCGAGCCAACCGAACAGCGCCAGGTAATAAGCTGGCACAAGCGCAACCACACATTTGCGCTGTGGCACTTCGAGAGCGGCGCAACCGGCCCGCGCTATTTGCAGGGAAAGTTTGGCAGTTTTAAAGAGGCAGCTGAAGCTGCCGATCAACACCACAAAGCCGGGGCGTAGCCGATGGACCTGATCATTCAAATTATAGTGTTGCTGCTGGGATAGTGCGCCTGAGTGACACAATGCGTCACTTATAATGCTTTTTACCGCGATTTCGTGCTGTTCGTCAACCCTGATGCACAATAAAATAATAAAGCGAAATCAGCGCCCCCTCAAAGCGCCGCCGCACAACCCTGTGCGAAACGCCATAGGAACGCCCCACGGCGCTCCAAGCTGGCCCACGCTCCCTGCCAACCGCTGAGAAGCAAACGCGCCACACAAGGCGCGCATCATCTATCGCCATCGCCCGCGTCAATGCCAACGCCACATCCCACCGCGTAACATCACGACCAGTAGCAGGCGAAGGCCTCGGATCGAACTCGCCATACCCATAAGCCAGCGACGCGTCCGGCGCTATCTCCGGCCAAGCACCACCACCACCACCCGGATGTGCGCCACGCGGCATCTTGCGCTCAGTCTCAGCCGCTTCAAAAAACAGACCCGCCAAATCATCGATGCCGGAAATATGCTGCCGGACCCACTCGACCACCTCTGGCGCAACAATCTTACTCAAAACAGTTGTCCAGCGGGTCGTGACACCACACAACACCACACCCCCTATAGGGGGTTGTGGTATTTGTGGTGTCTGACCACATAACCCACAAACACCACATTGTGGCTTTTGTGGTATTTGTGGTGTCCAAATCAGGCATTTATCACCCACACATGATCGTCCAAACACCCCACAAATTCATCGCCAATTAACGCCTCAGACATACGATTGAACCGTGTGCTTTTGTGTTTTGATTCACCCCCGATCAGTCGGTAAGCCTCATCACGCCAAGTCTCCCAATGCACGCAATGGACCGTTAGACCATCGCGAAAAGTGCGTTGCCCGCCAGACTGAACCAAAGCATTCCGCAACGCCTTAAATACCTGGCGCTGCGCCGCACCACGCGGCCTTGGGGGCCGCGAGGGTGCGTCGGCAGCCGCAGCATCCCGCACCGCAACCACACAGGACGAAACCGGCTTACCGCGCCCGTTTCGCCCTAATTCCACAACATCAAGCCCGAACCCAAACTCGCCGCCAATCTCAAGTTCGCGCTGCTTGGTGACCCGCGCCACCGACATGCCTTCGCCAGCCTCGATCTCGATTTCGGTGTCGCAACTGGCCCGCCATACCGACGAACCTCGCGCACCTCGCGCAGAATCCTTGCCTGTATGGTGAATCAGCATCACATGCGCCCCGGTCAGCGCCCGCAGCTTGTCGGCAGACGCCACGACGATGGACGCATCCTTGGCCGAATTTTCGTCAGCACCAGCCGCAACACGCGACAGCGTGTCCAGCACGATCAGCCGCAAGCCGCCCATGTCGCGCGCCAGCACCCGCACAGTGTTAATTAGGCGGTCCAAGTCCTCATCTGAATCAAACATATTGACCGCCTGCGGCAGCACGGCAAACGGCACATCACCCGCCACATCATAGTGCTGGCGGAACGCCACCAAGCGATTCTTGATCCCCCATGCACCTTCCGCAGCAATATAAAGGCACCCGCCTTGCGTCACATCACGGTCGCGCCAGGTACGCCCCAAGGCAACGTGCGCCGCCAGATCAGTGGCGAAAAAGGTCTTGCCCGAATTAGACGGCCCGTACACGACGCTCATCTGCCCGGCGATCAGCAAGTCCTCGACGAAATCATCCGACGCAAACGATGCCTCGATCTCCGA